TTTGATATCAAGGAACTATCATGATTATTGGCCTTGTGGGTCTGATTGGTTCAGGCAAAGACACAGTGGCAGACTACCTGGTCAATGTACACGGGTTTCGTAGGGAAAGTTTTGCCGGCACACTCAAAGATGCTGTAGCAGCAGTGTTTGGCTGGGATCGTACCCTGTTAGAAGGGCGTACCAAAGCATCTAGGGAATGGAGAGAACAGGTAGATCCTTGGTGGGCAGCTCGCCTGAACATGCCTGATCTTACTCCACGCTGGGTCCTGCAGTACTGGGGCACTGAAGTAATGCGTCGAGGCTTTCACGACGATATCTGGATCGCCAGTATTGAAAATAAAATAAGAAATCTTCAAGACAATGTGGTGATCTCAGACTGTCGTTTTCCCAACGAAATTGTTAGTCTACGTTCAGCCGGCGGCCGTATTGTACGCACCTGTAGAGGTCCAGATCCTGAATGGTTCTCGGCAGCAGAAGTGGTAAATCGAGGCCCTACACAAAATCTGAGTTGGGCCAGCAACCGGTCTGTGCTAGATACATTTAAGGTACATGCCAGCGAAACAGCCTGGATTGGCACAGAGTTTGATCATGTTCTGGACAATAATCATTCCATGGATGACTTGTATGCTCAAGTAGATCTTATTGTCAAAAGTCCGGTGTAATATCACTGGCCCGCCAGGGCAGTTCTAGCCGCACAACCTCAGCCACACAGTTCAAGCAAACTGTTTTCAAGTTGCGAGCTTCGCAGTTGTTCAAATCCCCATCCACATGATATACCACTAACTGTGTGTGATGCCGTGCCCGAAACCCACATCTATCACATGTGGGTTTTTTCTTATAGCCAGCTGTGAGCCATCTAGGCCGCACTGGCTTGATTCTTTTGTCCTGCCTAATACACACTGCACATCGACTGCGATAGTACAGTTTTTCGCGGTGATATCCATTTATGGCAGCGGGATTTTTATTGCAAACCTTGCATAGCGGTCTCATACAGCTATTTATTGATTAGACCTTAATTAAGGCAGTCGTAACTGCCATAATTTTGAACTATCGAATAAATATCAGTATCCAATTTTAATAAGGAACCACCATGGCACTAGTATCTCCCGGCGTAGAAGTAACAGTAATCGACGAATCGACTTATGTTCCTTCAGCCACCAATTCTGTACCTTACATTCTAATTGCCACTGCACAAGACAAGGTGTCTGGTACCAGTGCAGCTGTGGCAGCAGGAACCACTGCTGCTGAAGCAGGCAAACTTAAACTGGTTACCAGTCAGCGTGATTTGGCCACACTATTTGGTAATCCATTCTTTTACAAGACAACCAATGGTACACCTATCAATGGTTATGAGCTGAACGAATATGGCCTGTTGGCAGCTTTTTCGGTACTGGGCATCAGCAATCGCGCATATGTTCAACGTGCCAACGTGGATTTGACAGAACTGACAGCCAGTCTGGTTCGTCCCACAGGTGATCCTGACAATGGCACATATTGGTTGGATGCTACAACCACACAATGGGGCATCAATCAATGGAATGAAACCACTGGTGCATTCACTGTGACCACGCCCTTGGTCATAACAGACACTGCTGATCTGGATAGTGGTATTCCTGCTGCCAGTTTTGGTGTGATTGGCGCTTATGCAGTGGTAGCTACCAATGCCAGCAATCCAGTCTACTACAAAAATCAAGACAACGTATGGGTGCTGGTAGGATCTGATGCATGGAAAACCAGTTGGCCCACAGTGCAAGGCGGAAATAGTGTTTCTGGTTCTGCATTGACTGCAGGAAACGTGATCATTATCAACGGAACCACAGTCACCGTGGGAGCCACACTGACTCTGGCAGCCTTGGTAGCACTAATTAACTCAGCTGCCATTACAGGTGTCACAGCAGAAACCAATCTCACACGCAGCAGCAACAAGTTATGGTTGTATGGTGACAGTGATGCCACAGCTGACGGCAGCAGCGCCGACGGCGGCATCATCAACATTGATCCAGCCAGCACAGCAGGCCTCTTGACCACACTGGGTCTCAGCGGCGGCAGCAGATTGACTCCTGCACTACAACAAAGTCCCAACTATACAATACCACGCTGGAGAACCACAGATACAGATCCAAGACCAACTGGTTCAGTCTGGAACAAGACCACCAGTGTAAACCAAGGTGCTAATGTTGTGGTCAAACGATATGATTCCACTCTAGACACCTTTGTGACCAAGGCAGCTCCAATCTATCAAAACGATCAAAGTGCCACAGCAGCATACGATCCCACAGGCGGCGGCAAGAACATTCCAGCTGGCAGCTTGTACACACAGTTCAATGTGTCACCAGAAGATTACGGCCCAGGCTACAACAACACTTTTACACTGAAACTGTTTGAAAGAACACGCACAGGCAGCACCACCATAGTGGGTGATACAACTACACCTGTGTTTGTGTCAGCAGAAACATTTACAATTCAGACCAGCACACTCAACAGCACAGCGTTGACCACTGCTGTGACTGTGACCTTGGGCGGTACCACAGCAGCAGATTTTGCAGCAGCTGTGAGTGCTGCTGATGTTCCAAATGTGTTGGCCACAGTCACTTCCACAGGTGCCATTGCATTTACTCAGCTGCAAGGCGGTGTAATTGTACTGAAAGATATTTCAGGCACTCCTGTTGCAGATGCTGGATTCAACACCACAGTTGATGGTGTGAGAGCAGCAGGCGAAGATGCAGGATTGATTCTCAGCAACTGGCAGGCACTGACCTACACAGCAGATACAGTGGCACCAGATCAAGATCCAGCTGACGGACGCTTATGGTATTACAGTGCAGTAAATGAAGCAGACATCATGATCAGCGATGGCACTGACTGGGTTGGTTATCAAACAGTGACCAATGATGTGCGCGGCTACAATCTTACCCAGACAGATCCAGCTGGTCCTATTGTTTCAACCACAGCGCCTACACAACAAAGTGATGAGACTGATCTGGTCTACGGTGATCTATGGATTGAGACCAGTAATCTAGAAGTATATCCAGAACTGTATCGTTGGGAATTGGTAGATGGAGCAGATCAGTGGGTCTTGATTGACAACACAGATCAGACCACAGAAAATGGTATTTTGTTTGCAGATGCACGTTGGGCTCCCAATGGAACCACCGATCCCATCACAGACAACATACCGACCATTGTCAGCTTGTTGACCAGTAGTTACCTGGATCTTGACGCACCTGATCCCACAGTGTTTGCAGCAGGAACACTGTTGTGGAATACACGTCGCTCAGGATTCAATGTCAAATCATTCCAGACTGGCTATTTCAACGCTGTGGATTTTTCGATTGATGCCTACAGCAATGTGACAGCCTATGCAGTTGGCAACAAGGTCACCTACAATGGAATAATCTATGTGAGCATTGCAGCAGGCACAGGTAACTTGCCTACCAACACCAGTTTTTGGTCTGTGTTAGAAACCAATGCCTGGACCAATGCCAGCGGTAATCGTGCAGATGGTTCGCCCAACATGGGACGCCTGGCACAACGTGCTATTATTGTTGCTGCCATGAAGTCTGCAATTGACACACAGGAAACCTTGAGAGAAGAACAAAATCAGTTCAATCTTATTGCTTGCCCAGGTTACCCAGAGCTGATCACCAACATGGTGGCACTCAACAACGAACGCACCAACACTGCGTTTATTGTGGGCGACACTCCCATGCGCTTGGGACCAACTGGCAACAGCATTGTGGATTTTGCCAACAACAACGGCGGACTAGGCACCTTTGCCAATGACGGTCTTTCTGTCAGTGATCCTTATGTGGGTGTGTTCTATCCCAGCTGCCAGACAGTGGATACCACAGGCAGTGTGGTTGTACAACCACCAAGCCACATGATGTTGCGCACAATCATTCGCAGCGACGAAGCGGCTTTTCCATGGTTTGCACCTGCAGGTACTCTGCGCGGATTGGTGGACAATGCCACAAGATTGGGTTATGTCAATGCTGCCACCGGTGAGTTTGAAGCTATTGCCACTGGTCAGGGCGTGCGTGATGTGTTGTATACCAACAAGATCAACCCAATCACATTCATCCCAGGCACAGGAATTGTCAACTACGGCAACAAGACTATTGCCAATACACCCAGTGCATTGGATCGCATCAACGTTGCTAGACTGGTGGCATTCTTACGTGGGCGTTTGGAAGAAATTGGCAACAATTTCTTGTTTGAACCAAACGATCAACTCACACGCAATCAGATCACTGTTGTGATTGAAGGTCTCATGCAGGATCTACGTGCCAAACGTGCCTTGTATGATTACCTGATTGTGTGCGACGAAAGCAATAACACACCGGCCAGAATTGATGCCAACGAACTGTATGTTGACATTGCAATTGAGCCAGTGAAAGCTGTTGAGTTCATTTACATTCCAGTCCGCATCAAGAACACAGGCGAAATTGCAGCTGGTAACAATGCATAAACCCCGTTTAACGGGTCTGTAATAACGAAAATGGGGTCTTATGACCCCATTTTTTTTGATCAGATCGATCATAAATAATTGCATATAGGAGATATACAACATGGCCATCACGTCACTTTCGAGAATGACGGTACCTTTGGGATTAGACACAGCCGGTGCAGGTTCGCAAGGTCTGTTGATGCCCAAGTTAAAGTATCGTTTTAGAGTTACACTGATCAATTTTGGAACAGGCACGCTCACAACTGAACTAACCAAACAGGTAGTTGATTTTACTAGACCTTCTGTGACCTTTGAAGAAATTGAAATTCCCATCTACAACTCCAAGGTATATGTGGCAGGAAAGCACACATGGGAAACTTTGACGCTAACTGTAAGAGATGATGCCAGTGGATTGGTCAGCAAACTGGTTGGTCA